GGGGCCGAAATTATGACCAAGACGAATTCGTCTTTGTAGTCGTTCTGTCGGGCTTCCAATAATTTGCCCTGGTAAGATTCCTCACCACGGGCTTGTCGCTCCGCATGCATCAATTGTGCATCGGACATTGCCATTTTCGTTCGTTGTTTATTTGCGTAGACTTTAGCTCCTGCTTGCAGGGCCATCTTCGCTAATCCAAACCAAGCCATAATATCTCCTTCAAAAAGTAGGACTTACGCGCGTCGCGCGCAATTTTACCACCACTCTACTTCAGATTTTTTTTCTGGTCTCATTCTACGTTGGCCTCCAACTTTATTCTTAGTTGGAATCTCCTCAGGGATTTTAATGTCAACACCACCTTTTAAGTAGCCATCTTTATTGATGAACTGCTTATGGTTGACTCCCTTGTAGAAAGGTTCTTTGTCTTTTGCCATAGTGCCTCCTAGCTCTTAGGTCCTTTTAATGTTTTAACATCTTTACGTTTCATTCGGTCCGATGTCAATTTAACGTCAGCTGATAATAAAGCCTTGTCCATGGTCGTATCGGATCTAAGTTCAGCTAACTCTTCGTTTTGTTCAAGTTTTTCATCAGATATTTCTTTGGCTTGAACTAATTTAGCTTGATCAATATCAACTCTGGCTTGATCATACTCTTTTTTACGTTGTTGGTCCATAGCTCTTAAATCAATTTCTCTAGATTTAAGCTTCAATAATGGATCATGGTCAAATTGGGAAGTAATGGCTTTTTCTTCCTTCATAAATTCTTCCGTCATTTCAGCAATTAACACGGCTTTTCTAGCTTCTAGGGTTTGTTGAAGCTGCTTCAGCTGTTGAGCCGCTTGAGGATTCATCGGTGCTTGCTGTTGTAACTGCTGCATCATCATTAATTGTTGACTAAACTCTAATTGAATTTGTTCTTGAGCCATTAAACTAATATGCTCTAATATATTCTTCTGTAAAGCTCCCATAATCGGTGGATTGTTCCTCACCAAATTGGTTGCCATAAAATTTAAATGCGCGGTAATATGCGCTCTGTGATCCTGTCCCGGAAACGCTTGAAACGGTTTACCGGCTAACGCATCAATATTTTCTAAGGAAGGGTCCTTCGGTGCATTCGGTGGTGGAGGCGGTAAAAGTTGATCAATGTTCTTGACCCCTAACGCTTCGTACATTTTTCTATACGACATATAAAGATTGTGCATTCTTGGATTGGACATCGCCAATTGTAATTCTGTTTGAGCTAATGTGATTCGTTGTGTCATCGAAAAGATATTCGGGTCCGCCACAGGTAAGATATCAATCCGGTCATCAAAATCCGTCATCTTAATGGTTCGAGCTCCCCCCACAACATCATAAGGATATTCCGGTGGTAAATACGTTGAAATAATTTTAGAGAGTAATTTAAATTCTTCCTTCATGGAAAAGTAAAGTCTTTTGTGAATCGCCGACATCACTTTCGATCCTCTTTCTAAAAGCGCCATCGTAGTTCCGACCGCCGCTTGTTGGGAGCCTTCGCCAATTTGTAATTCAGAAATCGCTGCAAACCGTTGACCGGCTTGAACGACAATACCCATTAACTGTAATAATGTTGCTGAGGGTTCTTTATAAGGTAAAGGATAGAAAGCATCTTTTAAACTTCCCCCGGGTGCATCTACATCTTTAAACTCTCCCGGTTGAATGGGGGAGGCTTCATCTTTAACTCTGACCCCACGCTGCTTAAATCCCGCAGGTAAATTCGATAACGTCCCAGCATCTAGTAATTGGCGGAGAGCCACCGTTGCAGTACGGCTCAATCCGCCAATCATGTGTATGAGTCCAAAGCCATAGAATCCGAGTCCAGGCAGAAATTTAAAATGGACAAAGTATTGAATTCTTTGTTTCTTTGGATCATTGGGCGCATAGTTCCTTCGTATTGAAAGAACCTTAGTGCTACTGTCATCAATGGTGATGATGTACGGTAGCTTGATACCAGTCGGTTGCCCGTCTGGACCAATATCTTCGAAGCCTTCTAGATCTAAATCTATATGGCATTCTAATAGGGTATAAATGTTTGGATTACGTCCGGTTCGTTTTGTGCCTTCTAACTCTCTTTCTTTTTCGGTAATTTCATCTTGAATGACCACGCCTGGTTTGCCCAGTTCGATATCGCTATAAAAGCCTGCGACCTGTTGTTTTCTCACTTCGTTTTCTGGAAGTTTAATGACATGGACAATGGCTTGTGCGTCCGCTAGGGAAGTGGCTGTATACGGAACCACGACATCATCTGCGGGAACAAATTTCGATACCGCCCGTTGTAACAGATCATCATAATAAACTTTCTTAAAGGTTGAACCAGCTAATGGTAAATGGAATAACATCGAATCAAATTCCGGTTCGTATTCTTTCATACGATCCATAATTTGATAGTTCATAAAATCTTTAACTCTTTCGGCTTGTTGAACCTTACCGGGGTTCTGTGCTCCTAAAATCTGAGTTCTAACGGGACCATCCGCTGGAAAAAGTTCTTTGTAGGCGGTCGCTTGGAATTGGGTTACTGCTTCTGCTAAAACAGGATGCGTGGCCCCTGAAGCCCCTTGAAAGGGTTCGGTTCTGTTTTCATACTTGAATCCTAAAAGATCTAACCCTTGCGTGTAGGTTCGTTCCCATTCTTTCCGGCTTGATTTAAAATCTTGATATTGATAACGAAGTTCGCTTCCGATCGGACCTAAAATGTCGTCCGGTAAAAGATCCGCGAGGTTATCAAAATGAGCCTCGGTCCCCGGAACATTAATCGCTCCTGGTTCAAAATCAATCGTTGCGCCACCATCTTCTTCCGGTGTAACTTCTACGGGTTGTTTGATTTGCTCTTCCGTAACACTAACATCTGTTATTTCCTCTGCGCCAGGAATCTTAACTTGATTTCTTGTGTTCGGGAGCCCCTTGTCTATTTCTGCCATTTAAACTCCTACCATGGTTTAACACGATTAAATACACTTGACAAGCCACCACCTTGGGGCATGGGTCCTGATGCAGGAGGCACGGCCCCCGGACGACGGACATTTGCAATGCCGCCACCGGCTGCCATAAAATCTTCATTGAATTCAACTTCCTGGGCTTGTTCTTTCATTTCAGGAGTAATACTCTCTCTTCGAGCTTTATCTTCTTTTAAAACATTATAGCCTTCTTTCACTAATCCAGCTGCTGTAATTCCTAAACCTAACGGTCCCATAAATCTTGTACCAAATTTTCCGAAACCTAACGCTTTTTGTAACCAAGGACGTTTTGTAATTTTACTTACATTTTCTTTAAACACAGAAGGAAACGATAACTCTACACCAACCAAGGGATCAACCACAGCATCGGCAATATTTTTACCTTCTTTTAAATTACTTTTAATTTCTGTTCCGGCAAGAAGAGCTCCGGCTAAAGGAGTTCCTGCCGCTCTAAAAATTTTTCCTAATACTCCGGGTTTTTTAATAGGTTCCGCGATAGGCATATTCTGTCCTTTTAAAAAACTAAAAATAGCTCTACCTCTTTTATCAGTAGGATTTTTGTTATAGGTATCTTTAAGCACTTCCATTTGTCCTCCTACTTTACCAAAAGCAGGGAAAATATTTTTAGCCATTAAAGACTGTGGACTTTTAACTCGAATAGGGATTTGATGTTCTGCTTGCACAAATTCTTTTTTTCTAGCCAAATCTCTAATTTTATCTATAAATTCTTTTTTAGATAAATCTTTATAACGATCAAACTTCAATGCCCCATCATTTTTAAGTGCGGTTACATCTAATCTCATGGCATCTTGAAATCTTTTATTTTTCCAAATGGCTTCATCACTCATAGCTAAGACATCATCATTCATTAATTTAATGTCTCTCAGTTTTTCTTTTGCTTGTTTCAAAAGATTGGGTCCATCGGGAAGATCTTTTACTTCTTTACTTAAATCATCTATTATTTTAAGTCTTCTTTTTTTAACGTTTTTAGCCCCTGTTTCAGGACCAGCAATATTAGTTTTGCCTCTGAGTGTTGGTTTATATTGATTTAAAATATTTTTAACCGTTTTTCTATCCACATCAAGTTTTTGTGCGGTTGCCTGAATGCTCCCAGATTTTTTAACTTCATTTACAACTTTTTTAACGTATTTAGGATCATTAGCTAGTTTATAGGACTTAAATCTTTCACTTGGAATTTTACCAAATTTATCTTCATAAGCTTTAATGATATAGCTATCAGACCTAAGATCC